TGCCAGTCCAAAGGCGAATGTGGTTATCTCGAAGCAAAAGAGCAATTTATCCGTGGCGTTATGGAAACGGATGAATACTACAACAATTGGATTATGGTACGAGTGAGAAAATCACACATCAAGGAATATAATGCTAGACTTTCTCAAAAAACTCAAGGACGATCCTGAGGGTCCTTATGACGCAATCTTTTTCCTACCAGGTGATAAGGAAGATGAAGTTCATATAGAAGCTTCACTACTTAAAGATCCGGGAGAACCTTTAGGCGGAAGTTCTATGGGACATACTTATCAAGTAGTATTATTTAAAGATGATGCGGAACATGATAAATTATATAATGTCGACCGATTTGAGGCTATATTTTGCGATCCATACGAATACATTTCCAATCTAATACCACAGAACTGGTTTGGTATAGTTGTGAGAAAGACTACCACTTCTGGTGCCTTTGTACAACGTATATTTGACAAAATGCAGGAAGTGTGATACAATAGAATTTTGAAACTATTGAAAGTTTGGTATGATTCTCGTTGACTTAAATCAGGTATTACTTGCCGGCCTAATGGCACAAATTGCCAATCAAAAAGGTAAGTTAGATGAACATTTAATCCGTCACATGGTATTAAATATCATTCGTAACCATGTTAAGAATTTTAAAACAGAATATGGTGAAGTGGTATTGTGTTGTGATAACCGCAAATACTGGCGTAAAGAATACTTTCCATTCTATAAAGCAAATCGCAAAAAAAACCGTGACAAGTCTAGTTTAGATTGGCACATGATTTTTGATATCCTTGCCAAATTAAAAGTGGAACTCAAAGAAAACTTTCCATATAAAGTAATTGATGTGGAAGGTGCTGAAGCCGATGATATTATCGGCACATTGGTACCTCGCCATGCACCACACGAAAAGATTTTGATTTTATCGAGTGATGGCGACTTCCTACAGTTGCAACAGAATTATAATGTTAAACAGTATAATCCCTCACAGAAGAAATATATTATATCTCCTAATCCAATTATGGATTTAAAAGAGAAAATTATCAAAGGTGATAAAGGTGATGGTATTCCTAATGTACTTTCACCATCTGATTGTTTTGTTCGTGACCTCCGCCAAAAGCCCATCACACAAAAAGTTTTAGATAAATTGATGTCTGAAAGTTATTTGGAACAAGATGAAACCACCAAAGCCAACTTTATTCGCAATGCCACATTAATTGACTTATCTTTTATTCCTAAAGAGATAAAAGAGAAGATTATAAATACTTATGAAGAAACGAAGCCGGCTAAAGGCAAATTGCTGAATTATTTTATTGAGCATAAACTAAAGAACCTAATGGAAGTAATTGAGGAATTTCAATGATGAAAAATATATACGAAATTTTAGATGAATTTGAAATGGCTGATTCTAAAAAGGCCAAAATGCAAGTGATAGAGAATAATCTATCCAAAACGTTTGTAGATGTATTACAATTAACTTATCATCCAAACTTTCAATGGCTGATAACAGAAATGCCAGAAGAATATAAAATTCCTAGCGATCAAATGCCAGGACTAACTAGAACACAAATGTCTAGTGAAATAAGAAAATTGTATTTGTTTGAAAAGGGTAACCCAGCAGCAGAAAGATTAACACCTAGAAAAAGAATTGAAATTCTTATTCAAATTCTAGAAGGTCTGGAACCTAGAGAAGCTGAAGTTATTATTGGTATATTCAATAAAGATTTAGGCGTTAAAGGTTTAAATTATAAATTTATTAAAGAGGCATTCCCAACACTACTACCGTAAATGCACCAAAAAGAAAAAATAATAATAACTTGTGGTACATTTGATCCGTTATCTCTTAATGAACTAAATTATTTAAAAAGGTGTCACCAAAAAGGCGATTGGTTAGTTGTCGGCATTCATTCTGATTGGTGGATGATGTGGGCAGAAGGTGGATATGTTCAGACATATGATACTCGCCGAGAAATTATTAAATCTTTGAGTATTGTAGATGAAATATTTACATTCAATGATTCGGATGGCACAATCGTACAATTATTAAAATTAGTGAAAATATGTTATCCACATGCAGATATAACTTATGTGTCCAATGAGGACATGTTTAATATGCCGGAGACCAAAGTCAAAGGCATTACATTTGAAACCATGAAATAGGAGAAGTAAGTGACGAAGTTTGTAGGAAAGTTTCGCAAGAATCAAGATTATAGTGAAGATTACAGTTACATGCCAAAAAGAAAGCATCGTAACGAACATTCTGAAATTAAAAAAATGAAAAATCGTGATGTTGAAGAAGTATTAAGCCAACTAGACGATGTAAGTTTACCAGAAGAAAACAGAAATTATTGATTTTTTCTCATAAGTAGGTATGTCCGCCTTTGAAATAAAGGTATTGGTATTATTGTTGTTTCCACACAACACATCTATTGACTTATTCCCCAAACTGTACTATAATGGTTTCTTTACATGGAGAAATTGATTATATGATATACGGTTATATTCCAAAATCCAAACCAAAAAAGTTAACCAAAGCTCAAGAGCAACAAAAATTGGAGTGGTTAGCTTCCATCAATAAATTATCTTCAAAACGGTATTCCTGTTCTCCTATTATTAAAACAAAGTTGCCAGTTAAATCTATGGCTCCTTTTCACAGAGAAACTCCAAAGATTGCGTCCTTGGACACAGGATTTATTGCTTGTGTTAAAAAGTTCCAAAATTGTTACACAGGAGAAAAAATCAAAGGTATTGGTACAATGCATAAATCAAATGCTGTGCCAATTTTTACAGATAATGAAGCAAAAGAAATAGCGAGTATGCGAAGATGAATGAATATGATGAATATTTTGAATATTTGGAAACTTTAAGTGAGGACAATTTGAATAAAGAGCTAAAATGGCTCGAATCTATTGGTAAAGCAAAAGCAAATAATCAAAATTTTATAGTAATTGACCATTTTTATGATATGTAAGGTGAAATATGTTATCTAAACACGAAGAAACACAAATTTTAAGAGGAATTGACGAGATTATATTCAATTTGCGGCATGTGCCAGCTGTAGAGGTAGCACATTTTCTCGTAAAATTCAATCCGAAGCTTGCAGATGAGTTGGCAGCTGCATTAGAATACGAGTTTTTTGATAAAAATGAAGGAATTAAACATGAATGATTCAGGACATTACATTTGGCTCGATGCCATCGCAGATGATGAAGAAATTCCTGCGTGGAAACGCTTGGATGTTGTAACTCGCAAGTGGGCCGCACTATCGGGAATGGAAAAAGATTTATCGGACTATCAAAAACGCAAAGAGTTATATGAGTAAGATGTTCAAATCTAGTCAGCCAATCAAAAATTGTTTACTTTTAGAGTTTGAAACACAAAAAGAGCTTGCTCTTGCTTTTTGCCGAGTAGAAGAATACTATGAAGGTCAGCCGAAGTTAAATAGAAATTACACCTCATTTGTGGATTTCATTGATTTCTTTATGAAAAACGATGGTACGATTGAATATTTTAATTATTGGTCCGGCTTTAATATTCCTGGTGACGTTTTTATGGAATGGCACCAACAAAATATGTCCGACATAACAAAATGGGAATTTGCATTGGCTTACGAAGTTCAAAGAAAATTGGATTTATCAAAACCCTTTTACGTCATTGGCGGTAAAAAAGGTGATATGAATGTAATTGACCATGAAATTGCTCATGCGCTATATTACATGAATACGGAATACAAAGATTTGATGGATGCCGCAAATTATCAATTCTATAAAAATCTAAGAATGGAATATTCTAAGATGGTAAAGAAATTGAAGAAGATGGGTTATGGTGATAATGTTATCAAGGACGAAATTCAAGCCTATATGTCCACATCTACCAAAAAAGAGTTGGTAAAAACTTTTAAGATGGATTTTGATAGAATTAAAGGCTTCCGTGATCTATACCGAAAAGTGTTGTCCCGGTACAACACATCGAAAAAAAGAACTTGACGGTAGATGTTCCTTATAGTATAATGGTTCTTTAAATCGGAGAATCTATGCACATTACAGAATCTAAAACACTGCTTGCCAAATTAATGGCTACCGAAAATCTTATCGTAGAGCAACGTAAAGTCAATACGGCAAGTTTTGATGTTAAGAGCCGTATTCTCACTTTACCAATTCTTGATTCTAAAATTTCACCATTCCTTTATGATTTATTCCTAGGTCATGAAGTTGGCCACGCTTTGCACACTCCACTTGAAGGCTTAATAAAAGCCAAAGAGGAAGGCATTTCTCGCTCTGTCGTTAATGTTGTGGAAGATTCTCGCATTGAACGTAAAATCAAAAACAAATATCCCGGTATTCGTATATCGTTTGTTAAAGGTTATCGTGAACTAATTGAAAAGGATTTCTTTGGTACACAAGGTGCAGACCTTAACGATTTAAACTTTATTGACCGTGTTAACCTTTACACTAAAGGTGGTGCCGCACAAGGCATTCAATTCAATGAATTTGAAAAAGCTTTAGTAAATAAAATTGAAACGACCGAAACCTATGAAGATGTAATGCGTGTTTCTAAAGAAGTTATGGCTTACATGAAAGAAGAAGCTGAAACTGCCAAAAAATTAAATCCTACCGAAGAATTTGAAGAAGATGAAGATGGTGATTATGAAGGATTTGATTCTGATGGTTATGAAGATTCTGATGATTTTGATGATGAAACTGAAACTCGCATTTCTAAAGGCACAGATGAAACTCAGCGAGAAACTGATAAACCAGTTGACTCTGGCGATACTCTAGGTGGCGGTAGTGATCCTGAAGGTGAATCTGACGAACAAATAAAATCACACACCGATGAAACATATCGCAAGAATGAAAGCAAACTGTTTAACGCAGATGGCGATTCATATTACTATGGTAATATTCCTGATATTGATTTAACAAAAGCAATTGTACCTTATAAACAATTGTGGTCAGATTATCGTAAAGAAGCTATTGATTTTCAAGAACGTAACAGAGCTTATTGGGATATCAAAGAAGGCGTTAGTGTAGAAAAATTCAAAAAAATTCGTAATGATGCCAAAAAAGTTGTTGGTTATTTGGCCAAAGAATTTGAGTTGCGTAAAAATGCCGACCAATTAAAACGTGCATCTATTGCTAAAACTGGCGAATTGAATATGAGTAAAATTTATTCATATAGCTTTGCTGAAGATTTGTTTAAGAAAATTACAGTACTGCCTAACGGCAAGTCGCATGGTTTAGTAATGTTCTTGGATTGGTCCGGTAGTATGAGTGACCACATTGAAAATACCTTTAAACAATTATTTAATTTGGTAATGTTCTGCAAAAAAGTAAACATTCCTTATGAAGTATATGCTTTTACATCTGAACACGACAGACCATATTCAAACGAATTTAAAGAAGGTGATATTGCTATCCGTAATTTTAAATTGATGAATTTTCTTTCTAGTAAAATGTCTGCATCAGAATTTACTTATGCTTGTTCTGCTTTGGTTCATGCTTGTGAATATCGTGGTTGGAAACCAAACTGGATGCAAAAAGGTGGTACGCCATTAACTGAAGCAGTTATCTCTGCTATGAAAATTGTTCCTGAATTTCAGAAACAATATAAACTGCAAATTGTGAATACGGTATTCTTAACCGATGGTGACGGACATTCATTGAGTGAAGTATTTTATACTAATGCTGATGGTTATAAAACTTCAGGCAAAGGTAATGAATATAATTATGGTAAATGGAAAAAATTAGTAATTCGTGATCCTAAAACCAAGAATGAAATTGTTGTAGACCATCCACAAGGTCGTGAGTTAACTTCTGGATATATTAAAATGTTGAAACTCCGAACACAATCTAATATTGTTGGTTTCTATGTTTTATCTAGCCGTGAATTAGGCCGTGAGTTGTATCATTTCTTGCCAAGGTCTATCACAAACTCCGATAAGTATAAATCAGAGTTTCGTAAAAACAAATATATGGTTGTTACCTCGGCAGGTTACGATGAATATTATTTACTCCGTACAGAAAGCCTAGATACTGATGACGATGTAAGTTTTGAAGTAAAAGAGAATGCCACAACCCGTGGTTTGGTTTCAGCATTTAGTAAGTATGCTGGTAATCGTTTGAATAACCGTGTAGTATTAAACCGTTTTATAGGAATGATAGCATGAAAGATTTAGCAACATTTGTTGGTGAAGGTGGAAAAATCATGGCCGTAATTTATGAAGGCGAAGGATTTTGGAAAGTAAATTATGGTACAGCAGATAATCCATCTTCATATAGTAAAATGTTTATGACAGAAAGTGAAGCGACAGCTTTTGCCGCAGAATATACCAACAAAGGTTTAAAGCCAACATTTCTGAGTGAATAATGTCTGAAGATGTAATTGAATATGATCCTTTTGATCCTAAAAAAATCTATCAGGATCTAATTAATAGATGCAAAGAAGCTAAAGCTTGGTATATTCGGTGTATACTGGACGAATCTTGGGTAGGATTTGCACCTTTTGAAATGTGGGTTGAAAATGGAATATTCACTTGTCGTGTTGTTGCACCCACAAGGCGTGATGCTTTTTTAGAAGTGGCGAATAAATTGCCCGTAATTAAATTTTTGGATGATATAAATGGAATTGAATGAAAAGAATAGAGAAGCATTAATTATTATGCAGGAAGAATGTGCTGAAGTGATACAGTCAGCTTCCAAAATTATGAGGTTTGGATTAGATTCTTGTTACCCAACAGATGACTCCGCCTCAACTAAGGAATGTTTAACAATGGAAGTGGGCCAATTGCTTTGTATGATAGATATTTTGTTAGAACAAGGTATTCTTAGTGAAGTAGCAATGATGGCAGCAATGGAACACAAAAGAATAAAACTAGAAACTTGGTCAAGTTTATATAAATGAATCCGCAAGAAGTATTGCAGTTACTAAAACACATCAGAGTTTGGTTACCTAAGGATAGCTCCATAAGAGCTGAAGTGACTGATGTGATTAAAAATATAAGAGCACAATTAGGAATGCCTCCGGAGATGACTGAATGAGAAAAATATTGGTAAC